TGTAATTGTAAACGATACTTCGTCTGTTTGAGTGTTGCCATAAAATCTTCCACCCACGACTTTTCCCCTGCATATTCAGGGTTATTGTCAAGCTTGGAATAGAATTCCCTTGTACGGTCTATAATGAGGTCCACCAATTCTATAGGGTCATTTACCTCTATTTCTTCACCGTTTATCTCCCCGTCCTTGAAACGTCCGAAACCGCTTTGTCCGGCTTCCATTATCTTATCTTCATAGTCGGAAAGTTCATCTATCAAATCGTCCAGATACTTGTGCTTGGCATTGTCTTCCTCTTTCCAATGCACGTTTTTTGAACGGGTCTTAACGCCTTCCAGGAAATTAGCGAAATCGGCAAATACGGCATACATACCGTCCTCCTTCTTTGCCTTTTCCAGTACATCGGCTTTCACTTTCCCCTCTTGAATCATTTCGGAAATAACACTTTTGAATATCATCGCGTCTTCCACAGAAGAAAACTTCATAGAAACCGTCAGTCCATCTTCCGACTTCTCTATTTCCTCGCTGTTCGCTTCTTCGTTCGTAGTTTCCGTTTCCTCATTCTTTGCTATTCCGTCACCTTCCGGTCCTTTTGGCTTGTCGTCCAAATCTTCCTTGCAAATAGCATTCGCATCGTTACAGTCCATCGTCTTTTCAACTTCCTTACTTTTCCATTCTTCCGGCAATTCGCTTTCAAGACCCAGCTCTTTAGCGCGTTTCTTAATCCATGCCTGCACCTTTTCTTTCGGCATATCAGAAGCACCGGACAACTTGATAGCGTCCTTCAAATCCTGGCTGTTTCTGATAGGATATTTCCCGTTCGGCATTGCCTCGCCTTTCTTTGCAAGGTCCTTTCTTTCACTGTGTGAAAAATCGGTCTTGTTGTTCGCTTTCCGTATCTCTTTAGGATATTTCCCACACACGGACTTTACCACATCTTCCGTTACTTTTCCTTCCTGGAAAGCCTTCATCACGATTTCTACCGGGCTGGGTTTCACTTCCAAGCCCAAAATCTTCTTGATATTGTCTTTCATGTCAAAGATGAAATCGTAGTCTTCCAGTTCGGTAACTGGGTCAATCCACATACTTCCGATTTCTTCCTCACCGTCAACCACCACAAAAGCCGGGGATTCATCGTCGACGTGTCCCATGAAGTAATGGATTTCCGCATTCTTCGTTTTAGCTACACCGACCTCCATAAGAGTATCTTCCGGAACGTCTATCCCGGTCTCCTCGAAAAGCTCTCTTTGTGCGGCTGTACGGAAATCTTCTCCTTCGTCAACATGTCCCCCAGGTATGCACCAATCGGGTGTATAGTTCATGTGTTCCCCTGCTCTTTGCAGGATAAGCAGCTTGTTTCCTCTGAACAAAAGAACATCCGCATACTTCACTACCCCGGTCTTCGCCTTCATGATATCGTCGTACGCACTCTTTGAAAGCTTCTTGCTTTTCCATGCTTTCCTTGCCACATGAAGCGCATATACATCCGCAATCGCTTCCGTTATATCCTTGTCATTCCATAATGCGGCAATAGCCTTGAAAACCTTGTCTCTGTCTTTTTGCAATTGTGCAACCTTTGAAGTGTGCTCTTTCAGAAACTCATTATATTTCTTTTCCGAAATATCCCTTTCGTCCTTGTCAAGCAAAGAAAAGCTTTTCAATACCTGGCTTCTTTCAGCAAATTCGTTTGCAAGTTCTTCCGTTCTTGCTGTTATCTTTTCAGAGCGTCTTAACAACTCCCTGTATTCAGACACCTTCTGTTCGGCTGTCTGTAAATAAAATAATTTCCGTAAATTCACGTTACTAAAATTTTTAAATTTTATTTATCAAATTCGTATTTATATCACAAAATATTTACTCTGATAGGGTTAAACGCTAACCCACTACCGATTATCTGCCGTACAGCAGAATCACCGAATACTTTTCTTGCTATTCCTATTGAACCGTTTATATCTGCGTTAATCAACTGATTTACAGACGATTGGAATAATCCGCGTTTCTTTCTTTTCCCAAGATAAATATCATGTTTTCCGAGAGCTTCAAAAGCCAAATGGTCTACTTTGGATGTATAACTTTCTTCTGTTATCTTTACATCAATGCCGACTAACTTTACCTTGTAAGAAATTTTATCAACAAGATTTGAAAAAGGAATATCTACAAATTTCTGATTGTTTTTCTTTCCAAGATTGATATTCTGTTTCCAGTTCTTGTTAAGACCTATTACTATCGTACCTATATTGTTTTTCTTGCAAAAATCAATAATAAACCTACTGATTTTGTGTAGTTTATCATTAATCCATAGATTGCGATAACAAATCAGTCTTTTCAATCTTTTTGATGTTACTCTATCTCCAACAAAAGACATTTGTTTTGCTTTTGTTTTATTGAACCATTGATTAAAAGATTTTACAACTTTTCCGTTTACAATGAAAAACTTTTGGTTTACATTGTTGGTGCATGTACATAAATTGTTCAATCCCAAATCAATCGAAAGGAAATTATTTTTATTTAAATTCAAATTATCTTCCTTTCTTTCATAAATCACTTCCACAACATAACATGTTGCTTGTGGCACTATCCTTGCTTGTTTAAGTTCTTCTTTCTTTACATTTGTTTTTATTGGATTAATATTTAATATTTTTGCAAAATGAATATAATTATTCTTTATTCTACAAACCTTTGTTGTAAAAACAATCATATTTTGCTTTTTACCGCTTTTGTATTTCGGTAACTTTGGCTTTGAATGAAATTTTGAAGGATTTTTCTCAAATTCCTTAACACCTCTCATCCACCCTTTTATAGTTGAAAATACTTGTGATATCACTTGTTGAGAAACAGAAGAAGGTAAATTCCTAAAATCAAATTGGTTTTCTCTATTTATCTTTGTTGAAAATTCATATTCTTTCAAATAATTCTTTGAGAAGATGCCCTGCCGGACATTATACAAAACATAATTGTACAATAATCCGGACTTGTGGCAAATTTCCTCAAACCGATTGTCCTTGATAATATGTCTTTCTACCAACCTCATTACCCAATCAAT